CGGGTGGATCTTGCTGAAGGGCCTGCCACATTTTTCGAAACTTGGAAACTCCGTTCCCCCCAAGCTGAAAAATCATTTCAATTATTAAAATTTTTGCATCACTAGATATTTTTAAATCTTTGCACATGTCATCTGCTTGATCAATTGCAGACTGTAAATCTTTTTCTAATATACCCATCAAGAAATCTTCTTCGTATTCTTTGTCATCTTCCCAAAAGTCTTCAACGCAGAGGTGCCCTACGCCCACCGTTCTCTTTCCTAGGGTATCTAGGTATACCTTGTTTCTGTATCCCTCGTGTCTTTTAACAGACTCTAAAAGTTTATCCATGTCAATCATAATCTATCCAATTTTTTATTTATGTTTTTAACCTCTGCCTCTATGACAGCGATTCTTGATTCTATTTTTGTAAATAGTTGTATGGCTTGTTCCATACGGTCCATATCTTTTTCCATTGCACTAACACGTTGTGATGTCATCCCCCATGTTACACCAAGGGCCAAGATTATTCCAATTATCCAAACTGTATCTCTTATACTCATGACACTAAAGAAGTAATTCCTCCTCTTGCAGCCATACGTGGTGCTGCTCGATTAGCTAAAGCTTGATCTAAATCACCTTCATATAGAGAAGCCGCAGCTGCTGGATTCATTATAGTATTATTTAAAATAGAACTTCCAACACTAGAAGAATCAAAAGCTGCATCATCAGCAAAAATAGATTCTGCTGGAGCTGGTTCTTTAATTTTATCAAGTATGTCTAATGCGGGTGATTCTGTTCCATATCCTAGTCCTTTAGTTTTATCTAAAATATTTCCACCTGTTTCTGTTATTTGACTAGCTGCATCTTTCATTTGTTCATACATAGTCATAGGCTCCGCTACATTTTTACCCACTTGTTCACGGTAACGTTGATCATTTTCCACTTCTGCTAATTCACGATCAAATTCTTTCCACTCTTCTGGCATTAATCTTACCAGTCTTGCAAAGTTAGAAAGTAATGCTTGTTCAGGTAAAGTTGAATCTAAAATTCTTTTATAAACATTTAATGTTACTGGGTTTGTCATAATTTTACCCATATATCTAACACCAAATGCTAATGCGGCTGGAGTAACCCATCCAGTAAAAGTACTTACTGCACCAAAAGCACCAGCTGTTTTTAATCTTTTCATTCCAAGGGCTGAACTAGGTAATGCCGCAGCAATACCAGATCTAATTCCACCCATTACTGCACGACGTGCCATGAATGTACTAATTTCTGGAATACCATTTTTTGCTGCTGCTTCCATTAAAGTAGCAAAATCAGCTAAATCTTTTTGAGTTGGTAATTGTCTTAATTGTCTCTCTGTAATTCCTTCAGCAAATTCTACATTTGCCATTCTTAACCCTTCATTAAAATTAGCATTATCAAATTCATGAATAATTCCTGTGCGTTGATCACGCACAACTAATTTTGAAACTTGTGGTCCTGGTAATGCTTTTTTAAATAAATCTGATAATGGATTATCTTTTCCTAAACCAAGAGCTTTTTTAAAAGCTGCACCATCAAATAATTCTGCACCTTCTTTTGTTATAATAGAATTATTAAATACTTGGTTAAGATAAATTCCTAATCCTTCATAGTAAGCTTTATCCCCCACAATATTTCTCATTGTTGTTAAGTTTTGAGCAGCTGTTGCGGGATCAGCTTTTGCCATCTCCACAACTGTATTAAATAAATTATTCGCTTGTCGATCAGGATCTACTTGATTAACAGCCATTCCTACACGTTCAATGCCACCTGTCATTGCTTTACCGGCTTTGGTTCCAAACATTAACATACCGTTACTTACAAACGTTTCATAATCAGCCCATAACCTTTCAACGTCTGGGATACCGGATTTACTTAACTTACCAATGTCTGCTTCCCATGCTTTATATAAATTAAGAATATCTGCTTGGCTTTCTCCGTCAGCATTTTTCATCCATCTTTTATAAAGCTCATCCATTTGTTGACGAAGGCCATAATACATTTCAATATCTCTAGCGCCTGCTTTTCCAGGAGCAAGAACTTGTTTTTCTAAGAAATCCATAAATGCTTCAGGTATTTCTTTTTTAATTCTTGTAGGTTGAGATCCATATCTAGATGTATCACCTGGAACAATTTGTCTTTGTCTTAATCCTCGGTCATACATTTTTTTAGCTGCGTTAACAAAAGTAGAATCATCTACGACTGCCCCATATCTTCTAGCTGTGTCTAAAAGATTCATTTGTTTTTGATTAGCAGCGTTAATAAATCCTCTTGCAGCTCTGTGTCCTAAATCAGATATTTTAACACCGTGATCTGTTACATTAATTAGAGGAGCAAAAGTTAATTTTTGAATAATACTTTCACCTAAATCCATGTAAGCATCCATTTGTTCCGCTTTATTTTTATAAATTCCACCACCAAGAACTGGAGCACGGCCAAACATTTTAGTACCACCAGCTAAGAGTGGAGATCCAACATCGGAACGTTGTATAAAAGTGCCTGGGACCTTGTGCAACGGTGGCAAAATATCGGCTGCATTTCTAAGAGGCATTTGTAAATCAATTGGACGCATAAAATTAAAAAGAGGGCTTCTTAAAATAGATGTTAATCCTTTTCCAATCATTGGAATATGTAATGCAACTTCTTGTTCAGGTTTAATACTTGCCGCAATAAACTTTTGAATAGCTGGATCAGCTTCATCTATTAAACCTTCGTTTACACGATAAAAATCATTAAATTTTCCAGATCCAAGAAGTCTTTGTTCTGCTGCCATAATTTCTTGACCTGTTGGAATTCCTTTTCCAGCACGTGGTTTAAACATTCTAAACCCAGTTTCACCAATAAATTGACGTAAATAATAGTATGCTGGGCGTATGCCAAAAAACGCTGAAGTAAATGCAGCATCAACAGCCATGTCTTTTAATGCACCTGTTAATCTTTCTTTTTGTTCTGGACGATTAATTCCTGTTGGACCAAACGTTAAAGATTCGGGAATTAAGTTTGCTATTGCTTGATTCATTTTACTATCACTTAATTCTAACCAATTTTTTGCTTGACCAGCTTTGTTAAGTATATCTAATTCAGCTTCATAACCATAATCAGCAATGCCTACACCTATTGATCCACCAGCAATCATTCCTAATGCTTTTGCGTACCATGGACCTGGTACCATTTTTGTTCTAAGCATTCTATTACGACCGGCTTTAAAACGATCAGTTGCTCCTTTTGCTCCGTATTTAAATACATCTCCAAAAGCATCTACACCTAACTTACCATATTTATATCCTTTTAATCCTCCATAAATACCAGCAACTGTTTCTTGCGCTCTTTCTACACCAGGATATGGATTAGGAGTAGAACTATAAAATCCAAATTCATCTTCTAATAAAATTGTACGTGGGTTAACAGAAGCAAAATCTTTTTGTGATAAACCCATTGATCTTACATAACTATCAAGGTCCTTTTCAAAATCTAAAACTTCTTGCTCAGAAGGATTAGGATTTTTAATATTCATGTCATGAATAAGCATTGCAATATCACTTGCAATTTTATCTCTTTTGTTACGGTATGCTTTAAGATTTTCTAACTCGGCAGCACGTGCGTCTAAAGATGCTTGGTCTGCTACCCATGGGTTATTTTTACCAAAAGGCGCTCCACCAGGAACTAAAATATTACCCATATGTTGAAAAGGAGCTCTTATTGGTTCCCAAATGTTTTCTAATATTGCCCTATTCTTAGAGGTAATTTGTTCAGGTTTTGTTACTGGAATTCCACCTTCTGTTTCTGCAACATATTCGGTATCTTTTGCTCCTAAATCTTGAGAAGCTTTTTCCCATTGTTTCATTTTTAAAGTTTTTTCAGCCATTAATTTAAGCCCCATTTATTTCTTATATCATTAACAGTAGTGCTACTTTTATCCATATCTTCTTTATGATTCATTTGAATATTTCCTTGAGTACTTGCAAGCCAACTTTGATAAGTTATATTTCCAGGCACACCTGGAATGTTTGTTCTAAGATATTCAGCTTTATTTTCTGGTTGTTGTAACCAATTGTAATAAGAATTTGCAAGATTTTTAGATCCTGGAATAATAAATGGATTATCTTCGTCTGGTTTTCCAACATAACTATCTTGATCAAAACCAGCTAGCGTTAATGCACCTGTCATATTATTATATAACTGCTCATATATTTTTACATAGTTTTGAATAACAGCTTGGTCTGTGCCACGACCTGTCCAATCGGTAATATCAACATCTTTAAATGATCTACGTAAAACGTCTGCTAACATACGACCTGTTGGCTGTCTATCTCTTGCTAACATTAATCCAAGAGTAGTTTCAAAAGTTTCTAGAACTGATCTTTCACCACCAGACTGTAATATTTTTTCAAGAGTGCCTGCAACTATATATGCACGTGCAGGATTACCATATTCATCGGTTCCATATCCTCCATCAGTAAGTGAATTTCCATAACGATCCTGATTTAATTGGTTACCGCCATATTTGTTACTATAATCAACAAAGACAGGAACTTCTACTCCACCAATCATCATTGTACCATTGGATCTTTCTCTAACTGCAAAACCTGCACCCGTTGCATCCGCTGAATCAAAATCTCCAGCAATAACAGCGCCAGTAAATTCTTCAAATGCTTCTGCAAGTGGTCCGGCAACTTTTCCTATCGCACCTGATAAACCAGTTAAGTCCTCTCTATCAATAAGCATTGGAATAATTGTTTCTGCCATTGGAACTAATCCACGTTTAACATAATTCGCATATTTAATTTGTGCGTTAGCATCCGCACCTTGGTCTTTGTTAACGGTTATTTGATCAGCATAATTTAATCCAAATGCATCTGCGCCTTCTCCAGCTTCTACAAAACTAAACACATCAAATCCAAAACCTTTATTAAATTCATAAAATTGTGTTTCTTCTGGGCTTGTTCTTTTAACAGTCATACGTTTTAAAGGTTTTTCTAATTTAATAGGTTGCCCTGTGCTATCTAATGCAAGTGAACCATTATCATTCATTTTATAATTTTGATAAACCATAACATAAGGACCACTTCGATCACTCATGTCTTCCATTTGTTTAAAATATAAATCTAATGCTGCCGCGTTTATTTCACGGTCTGCTTTTTGTTTTTCAATTCCCATTTGAAATAACATCGGTGCTGCTTGAGCTCCAGCTTGTCCTACTACATCAAAAAATCCACGAAGACCTGGTTGATCAGTTCTTCCTGACATTAATGCCGTTCCAATTTGAAGTAATAAAGCTGTTTGTTGAAGTTTATCTCCTCCCGAAGATTCACCTAAAAATTGTTTTATTATATTTTTATAATTATCAATTCTTTTAACACTATCATTATCTATATAATTTGTAATACCTGAATCATTAACTTCAGTTGATGCTGCATTAGCATCATTACTATTAGAAACAACAGTATTATTTATTGCCTCATTGTTTGTTGCTTCATTTAATTCTGCGTCGTCTTTTGCAACTTGATTGCTTTCGTTTTGATTAGGTGGTTCATTTGGTGATTTATTTCCTTGATCTGAATTTTCCGTAACTTCAGAAAGATCTGTACTAATAGTTTCAGTTATATCAACATCTAAAGCTGATCCTGGATCAGTTAACGTATCTAACCATACAGGAGCTGTGCCTGCCATGAACATTCTTCCACCAGGGCTTTGAGCCCCACGGACAGCTCGTTGAAACATAGGTCTAAGTATAGCTCTAACCATGTTTACTCCTATCCTTTAAGTGCTTGATAACCTGCAAGTCCTGTTATTCCTGTGCCAACAGCTTGTGCAAGAGGATTTACCATTGGTGAAGTGCCCATTGTTGTAGACATTCCACTCGAAGGCATTCCTTGATAAATATCACTTACAAATCCTAAACGTTGATATGGCTCATACAGTTGCTGTAACTGTTGTCTATATTGAGCGTCGGCGATTTGTTGTGTTTGTTGCTGTTGTACTGAACCAGCTGACATAGCAGATGCAATATCCCCCTGTTGCAATTGTTGCTGTTGCGCTCCAAGAGCTCCTAACCCTTGAGCAGATTGCTGTAATCTTCCCATTTGATCAGCAAATTGTGCCTGTGCTTGTTGTTGTGCTTGTTGATAATTTTGTGCTTGTGCTTGCCCTACTGTTTCTGCTCTTTGTCTTCCTAGTTCTGCAGTTTGTATTCCTTGTCTAGCACCACCAAAAGCTCCTGCATTTGCAGCAGATAAATTAGCTTGGTTTTGCATTTTATCAAATTGTGATTCTATTCCTGAAATTACTTCTTTTTGATACGGGTTCATATATTGCTTGTAAGCTGTCGTTGGATCATAAGCAGCTGTACTAGCTAATAAATTTTGTGTTGCTTGATTTAAAAACGGTTGAAATTTTCCCAGACCTTGTTGAGTACGAGTAAACGCTTCGTTTTGTAAATTACTAAAAGGAGTAACTTGTTGAGTAGGAATACTAACAGGTGTTTTAGCAAACCCTGAAGCTGTGTCCATAAGTTGTAACTTACGTGCTTCAATTTGTGGTGCTTCACGCGAAAATTGCGTAGCAAAGGTGCTATCAGCTCCGCCTGTAGTGTCTGTTAATCCTGGTATACTCACAATGTTCTCCTATAACTTGTTCCAATTTCCTCCATCCCTAATCTTTCTGCAAGTTTTTTAAAACTTCCTGCCTGATTAGACACTTCGAATATAACCTCTTTTGCTCCATTCATCTTTGACCATTCTATAAATTTTTTCATCATTTGTAGTCCAGCCATTTTACCTCTCTCTTTAGGAACCACATAAAGTTCCAATTGTCTAGCAAATTTATCTTTGCTATACGGAAATTCAAGAATACATCCTATCATAAAACCGGTAGGTGTGTCTTCTTTTAATGAAACAATGCCAAACATATTAGGCTTGTTCATTGCTGCAAAGAAATAGTCTATAACTTTTTCTTTGTTTATCTCAACTCTATTCCCCCAAGCGGATTCTTTTAAAAAATCATTACTGATTTTTTGAATCCAATAGAGATCTTTCTCTTCGAAAAATCTCCAATCCATTTATACTATCGTCTTTGCCTCACTAGGTTTTTCAGAATTTGGGTCGAGGGCGTTCATCATGTTGTACATTCTTCTTGCACCTTCATAACGATCCCCACCACCAAAATTTTCAACAGCTTTCGCTGTCATTACAAACTCTCCATCACTTAACATTGCTGGAATACTATCAGATGTTCCTGTACCTGGGCCGTTAGACGCGCCTCCAGCTGTAAGATTTAATTCACTAATACCGCCAGTCGATTGGCTTTCTCTCAAAGCTTTATCTGTTGGTGCTCCTTTAGATCCTGGTGCTCTCATTTTTTCTCCACTACCACCTTTAATACGTTTTCTTTTAGCATGTATGTTTGCCCACAAACCATCTTTAGCGTGAATTCTTCCTCCACGTGCAGCCATTGGAATGTCAAAATCAGAATCTCTTATCATTTCCATAAACTCATCAAAAGTACCTTCAAATTCTCCAGAATTAATTTGATCATTATACATATCATACCAGCCTTCCATTGGATGTGGAGCTGACATAGAAAGATCTGTTTCTCCTAAATCTAATATTTCTTTAATTCTTAATTCAATCTCGTTGTATTTAGGATCATCATTAGGTGTTACTAATTGTAACATTCTTAGCATTTGTAATTCTGATTTATCTGAATCAGTTAAACTTGCTTCTTCAAATATATCTAAATCATCTATTGCCTCGTAGCCAGGACCTTGAATAATTTCTTGAACATTAATATTCATATCATCACTAGGCATTGGATCCATGTAAGGTCCATCTACTGGTCCTCCATAAGCATATTTTTGAACAGCGCCACCTTTAGCAGAAGCATATGGAATAAAATCAAAAGAATCAGGAACATAACTATAATAAGGATTTTTCATCATGTCGTATAACATAGCCATACGATCTTTTTCCTCTTTAGTCATATCTTCTTTCATTTGTTCTTCAGTTGGTTGTGCACCAGCATATCCACTAAGAAGTGGTAGGAATGCTCTCATATCAAAAGAACCTTTTGCTATTTCATTTCCTAATATTCCTTTTCTTGCTTCAAGATTTCTAAATAAATCTTCTAATCCTAATCCTGGATAACTTTTTGTGTTTGCAATTGCTTGAACTTTAGGCATTGCTGGTAATACTTTTTCAACTTCCATCATTGCGCTATCAACTGGTCCCCCTCTAATTATATCTGTATAAGATAGCTTGTCTAATCCCCCTTGAACCTTTGGAGTAAACGTAGTGCTCATTAAATCTTGACCACCTGGCGCTTTTAATACATCAAATGCGCTAATACCACCTTCACCATCAATCATGTTTGCATAAGCGTTAGCTTTCATAAAAGAAAAAGGAACCGCTGCAAGTGCAGAATATAACGCTGCACGTTCTGGATTTCTTTGTCCCATTAATCTTGCTAAACCATAACTCGTTGCTGCAGATGAAAGAGGTGCTTTTGCAAGCATTGGAAGAGCATTATACTTACCCATGTAATTAGTAAGTAAAGATCCAAGTCCTGCACCTGTTCCTTTAGCACCCATAAAGGCTGCTATTTTAGGATACATCATTGGAGCTGCAGCCATAGCTGCTACTGGCAATAAAGGTTTTGCTTTTTTAACTATATTTTTTAAAGCTGAATCAAAAAATCCCATATTAATCGAAAGGAGAATAAGTTATTACATTTTCTACAAATTCTGAAACTTCATCATCACTAAGCATTTCATTTAAATACTCACTATAATAGTCTTCGTTTGGTGCTACTCCAAAATAATCACTAATAGCTGGTGTGATAGCACCGTGGTCATAAAATATTTTATACGTATCTTTAAGACCATCTATAATATCTCGTATAACCCCTTGATCGTCTGGTGTTGGTGCTGGATTTACACCTTCAAAATCCATAGTTATGTTTGGTTTATAATTATCACCTAGTTGCCCATATCCACGGTATGGATTTTGGTCATACATTTGTTCTAACATTGCACCAACGAAAGGGTCATTTCTTCTTGCAACGTCTACTATTCTATCCTCATAAAAAGGATATTGATTTTGCATCATTTGCCTGTAGCCAACGTTTTCATTATAATGTGGATTACCGTGGGGAATATATGGTACTCCTTGTCCGTATTGTCTCTCTAGATATTTTTGAAATTTATTAGCAGCTGGGATTCCCATTTCAGGTCTAGACATAAATTCTCTTTCAGTCATTCCAACTGGACCTGGTGGATAAAATTCTCCAGTCTCAACTATTGTTTCTTCTTTTGGTCTATAGTTTAAAACCATTATACGTCTCCTGCTTTACCTTCTAGTATTTTGTGAATTGCTGCCTGGATAACAACATCTTGTCTGATGTGTTCCGCTTTTGTAGCAGTTGCAGGATTAGCAACATCATCATCAGCTTCTTTAGCTGATCCGTATTCTTGTCCTGTTTCCGTATTGGTAATAGTTATTTCCGCTGGAACGACAATCTTTGGTACCTGTTCGCCGTCTATCTCAACGTATTCTACTACTCCGTCATCTTTTATAGGCATAATATCTCCTTATAGCAAGTATTTTCTGTGTTTTCAATCATTATGATATCTCCAGTAAGCTTAAATACACGGTGATTGGCTGTGCATTTGTGTTAATTTTTAATATATCTCCAGCTTCCAATATACCTATATCACCAGAAGCAAGATAAAACCATGATTTTGTGTACTTATCTGCTACAGCTCCATCATAAGCAATGGTTGTACTGTTGATTTTTAGTGTTAATTGTGCTGATCCTCCAGATCCATTGTATACCCATGCCGTTTTAACAATAGCTGTCGTAGCTGTAGGGCATGTATAGATACTATGATCACCCGTAGATGATTTAGTTACCATTACTTTTTTATACGCGTTAGCCATTATGATATAAACCAGTTAAAAGCTTCGTCATCATTACGAAGGGTTTCAGGTGTGTAAGAACTATTTAACAACTGCACTAGCTGATCTAGTGTTTGTATTAATTGATTAATTTGAGCTTCACTATATTCAGAAGGTGCTTGGGGTAATCTTGGTATATTTATCTGTGCCATAAACTTGCTATGCCTCCCATGTTAAATTTAGGTCTAACGCTGTAGGGGTTACCAGCTCCTGCTGCTCCACCCGCAATAGCATTTTCTTTACTATTAATTTGTTTCCATGTTGGTCCATCATCATATGGTCTATCCCAATTTGGATTGCCGCCGCGCCATATTGGCATATCTCTGTGAAGAAGATGAGGATGTGGATTTACGTATACTGGTCTTTGTCCTACTGACCCACTTCCTGGAACAATTCCTTTTTGTAAATCTTTTTGTCTAAGTACATTTGGATTGTCTTCCGATAATTTTTGTAAAAATACATTCATAATACCTTCATCGTCAGCATAAGCTTTTGTCATTGTTTTAGCTTTTTCGTCAGCGTCGGTATAATAATTAGCTTCTTTTAAACCCATTGTGTTTGCTAATACATCTTCCCAAGGCTGAACATACCACTTAGGATTTCCTTCTGAATAACTCCTATATGCATCTCCTATTTCTTCAACTGCTCCTGTTAGCCATGCTCCTGTGTTTCCAGCCCATCTTGCACCCCACCATGGTTCATTACCAGTTGCTTTATTAGCCTCATAAAAAGGATCAAGAAGTGAAGCTATATAATCTCTTGCTAAAGAAGTACCTACAGCATGTCTTACATTAGAAATATTTCCTTGTCCTGAAGTTAAATCATTGAAACCCGTGTCAATATTTCCATACGGAAAAAGATTATATGGATTTTGATTTTTCTGTGCCAAGGTAAAGATGTCATCTGTAGTATAATCTACCATACTACCTCATTCCATCCGGTTGTACATCTGCACGGTATGTGCCATATCTCCACGCTGTATCAATAGCAGATGTTGATATTTTTAAAGATGCCTGCCTTCCACGTGCGCGTGTATCAATTTTAGTTGTAGAGGCTGTAACTGCATAAGGACCGTTAGTTGTAGCGGTGCTTGCAGGATATAATTTAAAATTAAGTTCTACATTAACAGTTCCTTGTTGGTTTTTAAAATCAGGTATAAATCTTTTTATTGACATTAATCTTTCACCAGCTTCAGGAAGAACAAAATCACCAGATGTAACATGTGAGGCTAAAGCTGATCCATCAGCATCATTTCCATTTTCTTGTGCATACATATAACTTCTACCTGCTGTTAAACCTGTAATTGTGCTAATAGTAGAAGTCGTATCTGTAGACGAATAATCTAAAGCATATGGAAAACCATACACTCCTTTATCAGCCCATGAAGATCTAGCTAAACTTCCTATACTCCAAACCTGTTCTTGATAATTATAAGTCACACAACGATCAATAACGTTAGATCCACTAGAACAATAAAACCATGTTACTTCATTAAACTCTGTGTTTAAACCAGCAAACGTATCTTTTTGTGACGCTTGGTCTATATCTTTAAATACGTAATCTTCTACGCTGCAAGGTATTTTTTGCACCGAACCATCAAATACGAAAAAAGAATCAATTCCCATCCAGAATGATCTACCATTAGATTCTACAGCTGCGTGTTGCCCTACACATCCACAAGCAGAACCTAGTTGTTGGAAACCAAAAGTAAATGGAGCTCCAATTAATTGCATTTGGTATAAAGCAGTATCAGACCAAATTAATACAGCACCACGTGAACGTTTAGCTGTAACAAGTTTTGATCCATCCGTTAATCTTTGTGAACCGGCAGTATTTGTAGCTGTTGGTGCCCATTCATTAACATTTTCTTGATCAGACCAACGTATAAACATATCATCTCTGGTTGATGAAGTTCCTATTGTTGTTTCTGTTCCAAAGCAAATGACATGTCTATCTGTACCAGAAACTAATACAAACCTACTAGATGTAGGCGCGTTTGATACTGTGGAACTAACTGCACGTTGAACTGTTGAAGTACTTGCAGAAGTATCCCAGTAGTATAAACCACCATTAAGTTGTTGTGCTAATACATCTTCACCCCAGTTGTCCAAGGACCATTTACCTGAGTCTAACTGTACTGAATCCGGTGCTGCAAGACCAGCTCTAGTTGTACCCCATGTAGATAATCCCCATGTGCCTGCACCCCATCCATAACCTAATATAGAAAAAGCAGGATTAGTGTTAATTTGATATTCTGCCGTGCCTGTAACACCACTAGCACCAGCACCACTAGCCGCAGCTTTTGCAATAATAACATAATTATTTGTATCAGTGACTGATTGTATTTCAAATTCACCTTCTAAATTACCAGCTGCAATACCGTTAGCTGTCCCTGACACACTAGATATAGTGACAAAATCACCCTCTATGGCACCATGGGTAGCGTCTGTTACAGTAACAGATGTAGATCCTGATGTTGTTGTAAAATTAGTAATGGATGCACCACTTTCTCTTATTGGCGTGATGTCATACCATTCTTGGTTTTGATAAACGTAAAGTTTTTTATTTGTTCCAGTAATTGTGTATTGATCGCCGTCTAAAGAAAACCACGTTATAATACCACGTGCTGCACCTACTAAAGCACTTGTAGATACTTTAGACCAACCACCTATTTTTTCTGGAAGTCCATAACGAAAACGAACATTATCACAATCTATCCAACGCCCTTCAGCGCCGTATTCAGTATCTTGTTTGTCTATTCCTGGTGCTACCTGAACTTTGATTAGCGTCATTTAGTCTCCTATACAGCGCTATCGTAAAATCTAATCCAACGCTCAGTACCGTTAATTCTAACCCTTATTGCCCCTGCTTTACTTCCAGCAGTAGCGGAAGATGAAGATAAACTTTTTGTGCCATCAGCAGCTGATGTGCCTACATAGTTAATAAATGCATAATCCTGGTCTAACTGTTCAATTTCAATAACCGGTTGTGCACCTGTAGCTGACGCTTGTTTAACATGTAATTTACCATTAGGTGCTGCAACTCCAACACCAACACGATCTGTGCTTGCATCTGTTTGTAAAAGAGTTGTATCTGTATCTCCTTCAAATACTGCATCTCTATCTGCACCAGCTTGGTTAAATACAAATGCGCCACCATCTAAACTTACATCACCTGCAACACTTAATGTGCCAGACAATGATAAGTTAGGTAAATTTTCTGGGATATGATAAGCAACAGATCCATCAGTATAAATAAAATGTAAACAGCCAGAAGTAAGTGTTACTGCTGTTCCACCAGCAGGACCAAAAGTAAGTGAATTACCAGCTCTTGTTGTTGAATCTTTTATTACATACCAGTTAGGATTTGCTTCACAAGTTAGTGCTGTTGCACCACCAAGTGTCCCTGTTAAATTTAAAACTGCTCTACTTTGTTGGTCACCTGTACCACCACTAGCAACAGTTAACGCCTGGGATGTCCCTGTAATAGATACAGATGTATACCCCTTAATTGCATTTTCTATTTTTTCTAAGTTATCGTTTGTTTTGCTACCCCATGTACCAGCGTTTGCACCAGTTGTCTGGAGGTCTAAATTTAATATTGTCGAATCAGCCATATTATCTCCTTATCCTGTTGGAACGACAGTCCATGTGTTTGTGCTGG